CCACGGGAATAGACTGAGATTCAGGTAAGCCAATCGTGACAAGCAAGCTGACAGTCTGATAGTCAAGAGCAAGCATGAGATTGGATAAGCGGATATTGACGGTCTCATTAGTCTCAATAATCGGATAACCGCTGTCGTGCCAGAACTCGTCAAGCTCCTGCGAGTTCGTGAACCAAGCAATGGGTATCTCGCCATAGGGGTTCGGCTCTGATTTGAGGGTCTTGCTGATGTCACCATTGCTAAACAGTTCCGCCTCGATATACTTGTCACGTGTCCAGATTGCCCAGGTGGTGACTTCACCCTGATTGACGGTGTTAGTTGTCTCTGAGATGATGTAGCGCACCTCTATGGCTTTCGTGTGGTCTTGCGGGTCTTGAGTGACAACAGTGCGGTCTGGTGTGAGGATGTCAAGCACGATGTAGTCAAGTTCAGTGTGCCAGCGTGGACAGATACCCACCTTGCCGAGTAGTTCCACCATGCGGTCTGTCAGTATCAGTGTCGACTGGAGCCGAGAGCCGAGAGCCACTTCCTGCCAGCGGTCAAGGATGTTTTGGTTATCGGTGTCGGGCATAATTCCACAAGGCTCTTGGAACGCTATGGCTATGTCGTTTATCAGGTTGCGTGTGAGCGGGTATGTGTAGGCATACTTCTGCATCACATCCTTTTCGTTGGGATATAGAGATGCTATGCGGTCAAGCAGATAGTCAAGCTGTTGATTATTGTAGTAGTCAAGTGCTTTAACAGCCAGTTGTCTGCGGTTCGCATCTTCTTTGACCTTGACTGACTTTCGTTGTGTGCTAAAATCCATTATAGTTCCTCATTATCGTACGCCCCACTGAGCTGGCTTTAATTCGAGCGCTACACAGCCATAACCGAAGGCATCACTAATATGCGTAAGCTGTGATTCTTTGTCTTTGGCTATCTGTCCGTAATCATTGGTTGTGACCTTCTCAAGATCGTTTATCAGTCGTTTGCACTTCGGGTCAATCGTGACACGCTTTTTATCGAATAAGTTATTGACTATATTCAGTCTTGCACGTTCTGTGATGTTCCGTTGACCTATTATCTGAAATCCAAAGCTCTGCAATATCTGCAAGTCTGTCATGTCTGCTGATGTCTTGCGAGATCCGCCCGTCATGTCTGGACAGATATAAACAGCATAGCGTCCCCAGTCTGCGGAGATAAGCTGAGCCATTGCACGGGTGTTGCTATTGGGTATATAGTACTCACTATTGACCATCACCTCATTATTGACAACCTGATACACCACAGCGGTCATGGGATTGACATTGAAATCCATGCCGATATAAATCGGGATTTGTGGATTAACGTCAACAGGTTTTACGCAGTCACGATTAAAACAGTAATACGCAAGCTGATTGTTCAGATTGACGAACTCGCCCTCAAGGTACTGCTTGGCAAGCAGTGAGTCGTATTGACCGATTAGGTTTTCAATGTAGTCTGGGGGCAGAAAGTGATTGTCAGCAGTCTTGGCTTTGATTAACTTCCATTGTGGGTCTTGGCTATGTTTTTCAACCCAAAGCTCATGGGTATATTTGAATCCCTCTGGGGTGGTGACAACAGACCCCGTGCCGAACTGAGCCTTTCTGATACGAGCTATGCACTCTGTCCAAACCGCCTTCTGGTCACTAATTGACTTTATCTTATCAAACTCGTCAATGCAAAAATCTGTTATGCTTTTAGCGGTAAGGCTTGACGGATTGTCAGCAGACCTTACCCATGCACAATACTCGTCACCATTTAGCCATATAGTATAGTTGTGGTCGGTCTTATGGTAATGCTTGCGTATCTTTAAGTCATCAAATATCTCGTCCATCTCTGGGATAAGAGCATCTTTTGCCAATGGATATGCTGGTTCAACAATCATAAACTTAGTCTTTATCCGCTGATGCTTTGCTCTCCACTTAATAAGCGAAAGCCACAACATGGCGATTGAGTGAGTCTTGCCAGAGCCAAAACCGCCCACGATACTTCTATGCTTGAATTGGTCTGGGGGCAGTGTAGCAAATAACCGTTGGTGATACAGTGAATTGCTTTCATCAAACCTAATCTGTCGCTTGGTTATCATCTATTTCAAAATCAATGGATACAAAGTCGTTATCAACCACTATCGGATCTTCTCTCTGATTAAGGAACTGTTTGCCAAGCCATATCTGCATCGTGACATTGGGTGCAATGTATTTTCCGTCTGGGGCTACAAAGCCATTAGCGGACTTAATCTGCATCCTGCGTAATGACTCTTTAAGTTTAACCCTGCCCTTTCGTAAAGATTCCGCAAAACGTCTTTCAAGCGTGTCAACAGAGGTGTTTAGGTATGTGGCAACCTCTTCATTTGTGCAGCCGATTCCAAGCAAGTCAATAATGGAGTTTTCGTCAAGCTCAGTTTTGGGTCTGCCAACTGGTTTCTTGGTTTCTGCCTTACCCATTCCGCATCATCTCTCGAAGCTTATTCTTGGCACGATATAGCAACGTGTCAACCGTTCTGATCGGTATCTGCATTTCGTCAGCTATCTGCTCACGTGACAGCTTTTTCCAGAAGCTTAGGTATATCGCAACGGCTTGACTATCGGGGAGACAGGCGATTGACTTATGAAGTTCTGGGTGTGTCTCTGAATCACAGTCTGTGATCTCAAGTTCTGATATAGCATCATTGTGATTGACGTTCTTTTTATAGTGGTTTATTGTGCGGTTATGAACTGATCGGTAAAGGTATTGCTTCGCTCCGAGTGGGTCAATGTTGCCAGCGTTTTCGAGCATTTCAGCGAATACTTGAGAGACTATGTCCTCAGCATCCTCAGTGTTCTGGCACATGGCATAGGCGAAGGCTTGCACCTCTAAAAATCTATCTTGATATAGTTTACCGATTTCTGTGTTAGTCATAATGACCTCATTCTAAATTATGTATATATACTTAATACAATCGAAAAGGCGAAATTACTTCAAAAACCTGAGCAGATAGTAAAAAAGCCCACAGGTCAGGGTTGAACCTATGGGCTTCGGAGTCCACTATGAAAGTGATCGAGATGAGTAAAACTAACATTGACATTATCATTATTGGCTCTAACCTGAGCCGTTGCCTTGAGGCTAACCTGCCTCGTTACCTTTCTGGACGTTCAGCAGTTATGCCGACTGAGGTCAGCGTTCACAGACAATCTATAAGGAGGAGCTATGTTCAAATAAAGACCGCAGCTATCCGCCAAGAGTTTTACTGCGGTCATAATGTTTTCAAGTAGCGACTAAGGTCACTGTTCACAGACTATTTATAGGAGGAGCAATGCGTATGGATTCATGTTTATTATGCCCCGATATTCTGTCAAGCACAATCGGAAATTGCCCTTATTCTCACCTCAGTTTTGCCAAAAACACCCCTTACACCTGCCGCCTTACAAATTATTTTACGCTCATAACAGTAATGTTTTCAATGCCTTATGCGTGTGTCGTGAAAATACTTTGAAAATAATGAAAATAATTCTTGACACCATAACGATGCAGAGATATGTCAACCATGCTAAGACGGTCAACGCTACTGATTCGAGTTTGTCTAATGCTTTCATTCTGAACTCCTTTGCTTTATTGACTCCAATATATTCAGAGCCGTTTTCCTGTCAAGAATTATTTTTGCTAATCCGCAAATCATAACTCAATCACTCCCTGAGCCAGTTCTGATTCTATCCGTTTGGCTGCGATTTCGCAATACTTCTCTTCTTTCTCAATGAGTATATACCTGCGATTGTATCGGATGCAAGCAATGGCGGTCGTGCCACTTCCTGCGAACGGGTCAAGGATTAGGTCTTGCTCGTTGCTGTATTCGTTTAAAATCATGCCAATTAGGTTTGCTGGCTTTTGAGTGGGGTGAAATCTTGTTTCCCTATTTTCCAAACCATTGAAAGCATATCTAAACACCTTGACTGAGTTTCTTTTTATGTTTGTCCAAATTAACTCTGCGCCCGAAAAGGTGGGCATTGTGATTTTTTTATCCCAAACAGCCCAGTGGTTTCCCTGTGGCAATAAATCCGTAAAATAGTTTCCGCCAAAAACCACCATAGGAATAAACATTGACAGCATAAGATCAAACAGTAGCTTGGGCGGTCTCTCAT